CATGATTTGAGAATTTCTTCACCCTCAGTTCCTGTAGAACTAATTGAGCGCTAGGGTTCAAACCTAGTAAGCGATGTATGTGTGGTATGTGCACCTATGGAAGTTGGTTTCTCAGGCCAACTGGCTTGACTGGCGGTGAACCAGCTGAGTGAAACAATCAGAACTAGCTGTATGTTTGCCTCATTGATGATATGCATACTCGCATTGGATGGGTTTTATTTTGTTTTCTTTTTCTTAGACTTCACCTCTTGTGAGTCATTTACCTCTTCAGGATATGCGTAAACCTGTATCTTGACCATGTCTTCTCTGCGATGAATGCACCATATGTGCTCTGCCGTAAAGTTGAAATCCGAGAATTTCATACCGTTGGGCGTTTTGTAAGTGTAAGTATCACCACTTGGTGAGATGACTACGTCGATATGTTGTTGACTGAAAATGTTGAGTGAGATCTTATCAGATGGATGGATTATGAACGAGTGTAATGGAGAGCAATGTGTGGAGGTCATTTGTAACAGGGGCAGTTGTATTAAGGATAAGACTCCCACCACCCGCCACAAGATAGTAACCTCCCTCATAATAAGTATTGTTCGCAGAAACGTTTCCTGGTGCACCGACAAATGCCGATGGTGCCATTATATTTGGCACTGCTGTTATCGTGCTACTAAATGTTGGGTTTGTTTGCGATATGCCGGCCATTGCGTTGGTTGGCGACATCGCGGTAAGGTCATATCTTATGTAACCATAAAAACTTTGCGGGAATGTGATGGTTTGTGTGCCTGAATCATATGAAAGTGCGTGTCCTGGTATATTTGAGAGTTCTGTTGGGACACCAGCTATGATATTGAATTGGCCATCAAGCCCGGTAGCTTGATACCACTGAAGTTTGTATGCTGGTGATGAGAGAGCGGGGAGTCGGGGTTTAAAGAATTCGATGTCGTAGGTAACCCACAACTCTCCGACTGTTACGTTGGACGCTTGCATTCCACTTATTGCTAGGTAAAATTTGGCAAAATCATACATCCGGGAATCGCCTACACTTAATGACTGGTCTGGTTGTCTAACGTAGAGGTGTTCCAAAACAGTTTGTTTCGGATCACACTCAATCATGTGCATTGTTTCCTCAGATGGCTTGATAACGGTTGAAAATTCGTGATTTTGCATCTCGCTTGCTGAATGAAATTCCACTGATAGTGGATCGTATTGTGTGGACATTATTACTTTACCTAATGCAGTGTTTGTTGAGTTGAGTGCATCTACGGATGTTGTCACATATTGGAACAACATGCCGTGTATGCGGTATTCTGCATAATTAGGGGCCACACCGCTTAACCACGGGAAGAGGTCAGGGTTTGTTGGATAGATCAATAGTTTTTTGATAATTGAGAAGGCACCAGAGGCACCACTCGTTATATCACTTACATATTCCCGATTTTGGATACGTATTGATCTTTTACTTGAGCCGAAGTGGGGTACTTGGCCTTTCAGTGTATTGTTGCGAATTTGGTAATCGCCCATACCTGTCACACGTTTAAAAAGTTTGTGACCTTCGTTGGCGATGTTGGAACCAAATGGGCCTCCGAATCCAGGTGCAATCGCATTACCGATTGCATTGCCTATCATTCGTACAGCGCTATTAACTGCTGGATTCAGATTCGATGGTTTAGATTGGGTTGCATTCCTGGATGCTTTCTTTTTACCTTTACGGTTTCTGCGTTTTGACATTTGGAATAATTAGTTGGGATTGATAAGATTTGAGAAGTTCTGGGATCGATCCCTCCAGGAGACCGAGATTATCCCAGGAAATATTGGTGTTGTCGTAAAACTTCTCTATCTCCATTTGTTGATGTGATGTAATTCCAAACGCTTTGCAAAAACTCAGACGCGTTTTGTCTGACACTGGTGAATGTGAACGGCACATACCTTTAGCCATTTGTTCAAATCCATTGTTGGTTAGTCCTGGTATAACTTTCTTTGTAGTAGCGTATTCCGCACCACGACTCATACAACGGTAAAAAGATTGCATAATTGGTACACCCCCAGTGAGAGACATACCACCCATGCCCACCGCATTTCTCCATACATTGAAGAAGTGAGCAGACTTAGGGACAGCTAACATGATTACATCCTTTGCTAATGCTGGTAGGACATTTCTGACCATTATTGGTTCATCATCAACCATAACTGGTCGTGTCTGACAAAAATCTATTTCCTCGAATACGTCCGTCCAATTGTCAAGGTTCATTTGGAAACCAAAGAACAACATCAATTGTGGGAGCGCTTCTAACACCTTATTCATATCTGATTTTTCGACGATGATCACACAGTCGTCCCCATTGTTGCAAAACTCCGCTTCTTGTATTTTAAGATCTTTGCGTATCACAGAGTGCATCATTGAAGACATTAGCAAACAATTGCCCAAGGCGGTGTTCATATCACCACTCATTCTACAGCCATCAGTAACATATTTTACTTTATACCCGTCTGCTGTGGTTCCCACTGCGCGGTTTTCTAACTGATAACTTAGAAGTCGTTGTAGCACCCGCTTATCATGCCCACCAAAAAGTGAGAGATAGACCGAATGTTCCCATTTCAATGCATCCTTGCTGACATGTTGATCAAACCTGGTTGCATCGTAGCTGAGTGCCACTGGACAATTGAAGCGACGCCATTTTTGTAACATAATTTTTCCAGATTGTTGTGCGTTAACTCCTTTGAAAACAACCTTAGTTGGTGATTTCCACAAGTGCTGTAACGCTTCATATATTATGTGTTCGATGGGCCGCATGAATGTTCCTAAATTTAGACCATATTCACCCCGGCGCGGCTGTATAATACGTGCCACTGGGTCACCTTTTCGCAGACATTCTATTTTTTCTGCCTTGTTAAAGGGTTTGATTTTCGCTTCATGTGCCGTAGCATCCCGACCATCCATGCTGTCGGATACTTGCCTGTTTAGCTTCCGTTTGGCTCTGGGTATCATAGATATGAACTCATCATTGGTTAGACGACGAACTCCTCCAGAAGCTTGGACGAATGCTGTTATAAATCTTTTAGCGTAGCGAAGATGATTCCTGAAGGCCCATTTGTATGGCTTCGGTGGTCTCATCATTTCTCCATCAGGTCCTTTGACGAAGAAAATTCTTTCCATTATTGCTCTGATCATAGTCACGAGGGTATTAGGGAAAACCTTGTAACCTGATACTGGCTGTATGCACATTATTTGGCAGAACTTGCGTTCCACCCTTACCTTAGTACCCTTCCTTAAGCCCGGACAAGAGATTTTGATGTATTTTGACACCAAGTGCTGAAGAGAGGTGGGATTACCTTCTTCTGCTACCCGAATCACAGGGCACCCTTAACGAGTGGGAGTTTGGCTTGCCTCGTGTGCTTCTACATAAGCTTCTAGCATCTGATGCATAGCATCACCGCGTTGGTCTAACAAGGCTTTGATCGCTTGAGCAATCACTATAGGTTTCCGGTCTTCACTCACAGTTGTATGAGTATCGAGCCAGGATCGTGCAAGGTATAATAATTCTCCAGCCCGGAGGGAGGTCGACGATGGCGCCATCAAACGTAGATGTGCGGCTAGTTGTAGGTAAATTGGGCTGCGTCTATGACGAAATTTACCTTGTTTTCTGATATATAGGGCTTCTCCGTCAGGGCGTTCGAATTCCGAGACTTCGAGCCATACATCTTCTGCATCGGCTGTAGCGTTTTGACCTAGGTAGGAGAGGGCCTCTTCCTTGTCGTATGGAAAGATAGCTGGTCTGGTG